TTCTTAAATAGGGTTTGAAGTTTTTTTCCAGAGAAAAATGTTTTTTTTGTGCGGAAGCCAGGAAGAGAAGAAATGTCCGATTTTTTCACCGACGAAGTTTCCCTGGTCCGCACACGCCAAACTTTTGATGATCGAACGTAAAAACAAAAAAAAATTCTTGAACTTACTAGTCATTTACCAAAGGAAATTCAACAACAAGCAATTCAATCTCAATTTTTAAAACTTGTTATGCTTGATTCTAAGAAAGGTAAGAAAGATAATAAAGATGATGAAATGAAATTAAAAGATTGGATTAATTTTTTACTTCCTTCTTTTAAAAACAATATGATTAAGGAGAAAATTATTAAAGAAAAGAATACTTTCAAGAAGAAAAAATTTGATAAATTAGATATGGAAAAACATTTAAATGAATTATTATCATCTGATTATACTATCTTTGAACCTGTTCAAAGTAAGAATTCTAATAATAATAATGATAAAGATACATATAATAAATATCTTTCTATGAAAGAAGAACGTGACGCACTTCAAGAATTAATTAATGAACTTGTATTACTTGATGAAAATCCTGAAGAACAAGAAAAACAATTAAATGAACTTGATTCTCAACTTGAAAAACTTGAAGTTAAATTTGAGTTTTATCAAGATATTAATCAGGAAGATGAAGCTGCTAAAAATTGTGTTGAAATTAATAAAAATATTGAACGCTATCGTTCTCTATTAACTGAATTTAAAGAAGATGAAAAAGAAAATATCGATCAAATTCAAGATTTAGAAAGAAAAATTGATAAATGTCATAATCAAATGAACTATGAGAGAGTTCATTTTCCTACATTAAATCCAAGCACTGGTAAAATTCAAGGTTCAAATACAACAACTTATTTACCTTATGAAGAACCTACATTTAGTCATGTTCAATTAAGTGATCAAGGATATAAATTGAAAAAACAAGTTGATACATTTAAACGTGAAACTGATAAACAAGATAAAAGAAAACAACAAATCACTAAATTTAATAATTTACTTAAACAGGCTGAACTTGCTATTGAAGGTTATATTAATAAATTGAATCAGTTCTTTGGTCTAACAAACGAAGATATTGATATTAATATTACAAATTTTTCTAAAAAAATTGTTTATAATATCTTTGATAAATATTGGTTTAATAGTAAATATTGTATTAAGAGTAAAATTGAGATGTATTTTAGAATGTATGTTAGAAATTCTATGAAAAGTTTTCATCAAGGTTATTCACAAATTGTATTAGATTTAATTAAAATTATCGCATCAATTCAATATCTAATTCTTTTAGAAAAAAAAATAGATTTAAACAAATTGATTAAAACTAAGAAAATCGAGATTAACAAAATACAAAAAAATAAAATATTTCTTGGAAAAACATTTGAAATTATTTCTGGAGAAGATGCTGGAAAACAAGGTATTGTTTTTAGAGAAAATGAAAATAATGTGACTATTAAATATCAAGATGTATTTATTGAAGAATCAAAATTAAATGTTCGTCACGTTATGGTTAATAAAGATTTTATTGGAAAATTAGTCAAACCAATCGTTGGTTCTTATAAAGGGAGAATTTGTATGATTATTGGAGAAAGACACGATGAATTTCAATTAACTGTTGATACATATGGTGGTTGTCCTTCTAGATTATTGAGTGGTATTACATATATTACTCTTAAAAAGGGAGAATTTACAGTATTACCAAATAATAAACAATTAAGTGTTGATGAAGCTACAACCAGAATTTATAAAAAGATTGAACTTACATTTCAACCTGAGAATAAAAATTTATATACTTCTACTCGTTGTTTATTTGATTTATTTGGATTTTCTCTTAGTTATATGATTGGTTATGATGATTCTCATACACACGATGAAAGATTTAATTTCTTATATGGTATTGGATTAGTTCTTTATAATAAAAACAAAATTAATGATACTGAAATTTATTATTCATATGTTAAATTAAATAATAGATTTACTGATTTACAAGATAAAAGTAAAGATTGTAATCGTTTTGATAAAATTTCTATTCGAAATTCTATTATGCAAATTAAAAAGCAAATGGAAAAGAAGAAATTTACATGTCAGAAGAATTTAATTTTTAAAGAATATGATGCTTGGGAACATTCGTCCTTTCAGAAATCAAAACTTAATAAAATTACTGATTTTCTTGTATTTGAAAATACTTGTTCTTCTACTAAAGAAGTTATGAAAAAAAGAAAGCGAACACGTGTTAAAAAAATGAAACTTAATGTATCTCAAGTTCTGAAAAATACTGTTTCAAAAATGGAAAATGTATTTAATGATTTATAAATTTAATTTTCGTTTTAATTAATTATTATAATACAATATTTCGGGACTTGTTTATTAAATTTAAGATAATAAAAATTGATTTTTATTATAGATAGTAAACAAAATAATAATTTATAATGAATATTAATAATATTACTTTTGAATCTTTTAAAGAAATTTATGAATATCTTGTTTATAAAAGACAGAATATTAATAAATTTATTCAAAATAATGAAGATTATACAAATTTTATGAATAATTTACAGAAAAAATATTCTTCTATTGAAGATACTGATGATTATTTATATTATCACAAACTTATATCCAATATGGAAAAACAATTTATGTGTAAGAAAAAAAAAGTAGATATGAATTTACTAAAAATTAATTTAATTATTGATACTTTTGATACATTTGAAAAAATTTGTTATTATGAGCAAAAAGTTACTAAACTTAAAGAACAACTTAAAAACTGTTTTGATAGTACTATTAAACAAGAAATTGAAAAAATTAATAAAACAAAAATTGGTTCTCCTGATAAATATTCAATACTTATTCCTGTTTCTATTATTTCTGATAAAAACAAAAAAGACACATATTTGAAAGATAATTATTTGAAACATCGCTTAATGGAAAATTTAACTCATCTTTTAGGAATATCCAATATTGAATCTTTAACTTTAATTAAGAATAAAAGAAAAAAATTCTTTAATTTCTTTAAGAAAGAGTATTACAATAAAGATGAATTAATTTCAAAAAAAAATAAGTATATTAAAGAACAGCAGATTTTATATCAAATTGAAAATTTTCTTTGTTCATATAATGAAACTACTTATTTTTGTCCATTTTGTTCATTTAATTCATCTAATGAATTTGAAGTCGGCCTTCATCATCATACCGAACATTGTGATATTATAAATATATGTCCAACTGTATGTAGTGGTTATACTCAAATTAGTATGGATAATTTAATTAAATGTCCTTATTGTCCTAAAGCATTTGAAAAATCAGATTCTTGTAATGTTTTATATCATATTAAAATTAATCATCTTTTTGAAACTGATAAAATTAAAACTGTATCTAAATATGTTATGAAAGAAAAACCAAAGAAAATAATTTCTACTTTTAAAAAAACTACTCGTAAAAAATATCAAATTGATCCAGAAGTTTATTTTGGTATTGTTGATAAATTAGAACACGAATATAATAAACTTTTTAGAAAACCAAATCCATGTTTAATTAAAGAATTAATTGAAGATGAAATTGAAGAAATGTTGGATGAGGAAATTGATGGTAATCAATTACATTTAAGTATTGATACTGCTTTACAATATTCTGAACATATTTTATATACAAAACTTTTTAAATTAATCCGTAAATCACTCGGAAAAAATTTGTTTAAAAAGGCTGGTATTCAAAAGGATTTTGGTTATGAAGATGGTATTATGACAATTGAAAATGAAGTTGATGCTATTCTTGTATTTATTAAAGAACAATTATCTAATGTTTTGATTGAAAACCTTTATGGGAATTATTTATCTAAACATAATCAGATTAATAAGGAATTTACTGATAATTTTGAAAATTTAATTGAAACTTTTTCAAGATATCTTGATAGAATGAATTATTTTCAGGAACAATTACAGAATTGTGAGGAAGATGAATTAAAAATGTTAGAAGAAAAATTTGAAAAAGTATATGTAAATTTACAAAAAGAAACTAAAATTATGAAAAATAATTTATCATTTTTATTTAAATTTATTAAACTAATTGGTAAAATACCTGATATCAAAAATCCTGATAATATTACAGATTTAATTGAGAATTTAATTCTTCCTGATAAAAATTATAATATTAAAGTTGATGATAATTATGATGAGAATAAAGAAGAAGTTGATTTTAAATCATTCTTTTTACTATTCTCTTATTTAGATAAAAGTGAATCTTCTTATATTGTTAATGGTATATTTAATAATATTATTACAAGTGAAAATATCCCTAATCTACTTGAAAAACCTTATGTTTGGACATGGAAATATGGAAATTTTGTTGATGAAGAATTTGAAGATAATTCTGAATTATATTTAGAAAAAATTAAAGAGTATAAAGATTGTTTTCTTAACTTTTTTACTAAATTTAATAAAAATATTAAAGAAAATATTGAAGATAATGTCACTGATTTTGATTATCTTATTTTTAATATTAATGAAATGAAAGATTTTGATGAAATTGATAGAATTTATGGGAAATTTCAAGAAATTCTTAGACTTTTTACTGATATGAATACTAATTCTATTATTAAAGTAAATGGTAAACAATATGAAACAATTAATACTTTTACTAGACAACGTTATAAATATTTTAATGATGATAATGAATTAGTATATGCGTCTAATTCTGATGTTGATAGTAATCTATCTAAATTACTTCGTATGCGAAAAATGATTTTACATCAAAAACTAAATCTTACAATTGTATTGGCATTAATTCATAAATTTTTAGTAAAATCTTTAGATGAGGAATATATGGCAAATGGTTATGAACAAAAATCATTTTCTTTATTCTTTAAAAGATATTTTCAATTGATGTCATTTATTATGTCTAGAAATGCTTGTAAAAATAAATTACCTTCTTTTCAAAAATCATTTAAGAAAAAATCTACTATTCATTTTGATCCAGTTAAAACTGAGACCGAACAAGAAAAACCAACTGAAAATTTATATGAAATTGATGAAGATCCATTACTTTCTGATGATTCTGATTTTGGATTAAACGAATGTATTATTGAAAATGATTTTCAAGATGATGAGGAAAATATGTGTGAAGATTATGATGATTCTCAAGAATTTGGTAATGAAGAAAATTTTGAAGAAAACTTTGAATAATTAAACATTTTTTAATTAATTAAAATTTATTTAAATCGGGACTGCTTTTTTTATTTTTTATTTAAAAACAAACATCTGGTTCTAACATTTTACATTCTTCTAACATTTTACCTTCTTCTTTAGTAACTTGTTTACGTTTCATTACATTTTTTTCATGTTTAACCATTCCTGGTACATCAGTTGGGTTAATATTATAAAGTTGTGTAAAAACTACATATCCAAATTTTTGTTTCTTCAATTTAGAATATTTCCAAATTTTATATGCAACTTCTCTAATATCCTGTTTTGTAGGATCATCACTAAATAATATAGCATGACAAGAGGAAATTTTATCAGCATGAAACCACCAATAATTCGGATTATTCCTTTTATAATGTCTAACCATATCATCATTTTGATAACGATCTCTACCTACAATAAACTCTATACCTGATTCCGTATTAAAACTTCTAGGTGGTTGTTGTGTTTTTTTCTTTCCCATTTTGCTATATAATATACAGTAAAATATTTTAAGATAAGTTAATAACTTATATAAAAATCAATTTTAATTATTTTCTATACGATACTGTGTTATTATATTTACCCAAAATAACATTCCAACTGTTACAAAGGCTGTTAACATTCTTTTATTTTTCTGAACTGGATTCACATTTAATAAATTAAGTATAGTTACACTTACCGATGATAGATTTTCGATATTCTCTGTATAATTTTCTTCTATATCAGTTAATAAACATCCATCAAAATATATTTGAGTAAATATAACAAAACCAATTGCATAATATACATATTTAAATTCATTTGGTTTAATTAGGCTAAGTGGAATTAGAAAACATAATGGAAAACAGAAATGGACTAATCTTACTAAATTCGCAATTATTTTTTCATCTAATGGGAGCATATTTATGAAAAATATTGCTGTATTACATATAGTTTTTTTTAATTTATCTCTTATATCCATAATAACTATATATATAAAAGATAAAATAGTTCGAAGATATATAATATTTTTATTAATACATATTATAGAATGACCAGTATTAAAGTTGGTATAATTGGTGGTGGTTTTTCAGGAATATATTCTTTAAAATATTGTCTTCAAGAAAAATTAAAATGCAAATTATTTGAAGGTTCTAATACAATTGGTGGAGTATGGAAATATAATAAAGATAAATCTGGTGGTGTTTTAAAAAATAGTCATGCTTCATCTTCTCTTGCATTTTTGCATCCAACTGATTTTCCATTCCCTGAAGGAACAGCAGAATTTCCTCATCATAGTGTTGTTTATAATCATTTAGAAAAATATGTTGATTATTTTAATTTACGAAAACATATACAGTTAAATACTTACATAAAACAAGTTATTAAAAATAATAATAAATGGATAATTAGCTATTTTAAAAATGGGACTACAGTAAATGAAATATTTGATAAAATTATTATCTGTACTGGTGTACATCAAACTCCTTATATTCCAAATGATCAACATTTAAGTAAATTTAATCAAAAAAAAGTTATTCATAGTCATTACTATGAACAACATAGAGAACAATTTGAAAATAAAAATATTGTACTCATTGGTGGAGGAGAAACCGCCCACGATATCGCAACGGATTTAGCTACTTATTCAAAACATGTTTATATGTCAATTAGAAATGGACAATGGTTTCAAGGTAAAATTGTTAGTACTAATGAACCTGCTGATTTATTTTTTAATCGATTTATGCATTCTATTTGGGCCAGACCATATGCTGAATTTATTGGATTTGGTAATGAACTCATGTGGGGTGATGGCGGAACTGGAGTTAAAGAATGGAAACCGAAATCCAGATACTTTAATTCTTTTTTAACCAAAGGAAGAGAACATACATTATGGATTTCAAAAGGAAGAATTACTCCATGTGGCAAAATTATTAATATTAAAAAAAATTTAGTTGATTTTGGTAAAGTTAAGGCGAAAATTGATTATATTATTTTATGTACTGGATACGAAAATACTCATTTAAAAAAATTATTACCAAAAACTAATTATAATAAAGGAAAATTTAAATTAATTTTTGATCCTAATGATACATCAATATCTTATTGTGGATTTGTTAGACCTGTTGTAACTTCAATTCCATTAATTTGCGAATTACAAGCAAGATTAATTAGTAAAGTTTATTCTAACCAAATACAATTACCTAATGTTAAAACTATGATGAATACTATTATTAAAGATACAACTCGAAGAAAAGAACGATTCGCAAAAGATTGGCATAGATTAAATTATTTAGTTGACCCATATTCTCATTCTGATGAATTAGCAACTCTACTTGATTGTAAACCGAATATGTTTAATTTATTTTTTACAAATAATTCCTTATGGAGAACTATATTTTTTTATCCATGGTCACAATTTCATTATACCATTTTTTCCAAAAATAAAAGAACTAAAGAAATCGCTTTTAAACAATTAGAAAAACTTAGAACCAGTCTTGCTGGACAACGATTAAAATATTTTGCAGATATTGGAACTGTTATTCTTCTTGTATTTGTATTATGTATTATTACTATTATATCTGGAATTATATATGGATCACGATTTTTATTAAAAATGTTAGCTAATATTGGAATTGTTGTATCTATTATGATTATATTAGTTGGTATTAGTATGATAATTTCAATTCAAAAAGGAGTTACATATACTTTACGAAAAGATGGGAACTTCACTATTAAATTAATTCTAGTAATTCTTGTATTATCATATATCAGAATTACAAAACCAAATTTATATAATTGTAATTAATTATTGCTATATAATCATTTTATCTTCTATAAATTTCATCCATCAGACGACGGAAACTTAGTCTTCCCCTTAATTGTGTTTCTTCTCCCCTTCGTATAATTCTTTCAGTTAAATAACGACGATATGTATGAATATCCATTCCATACAATCTCCGAAAATGTTCTCTATGTCGTTCAGTATTAGCTATCTCTCTATCAATAATTTCTCTAATTGATAAACCCGGGTATCGTCTTCTTAATCTTCTCATATATCTTAATGAAGGGGTTGTGAAAATATGTTCTGGTTCTTCAGTTGGTATATTCTGTCTTAAAATTTGTCTAGCAAATGAACCCCACGCTGTTAATTCTTCATTAAAATTTGTTCTTAATCGATTCATTTCTAAATCTTCTCTTGTTATTTGATAATCCGCCGCTAAATATATTTGCTCTGCTATATTATTTAAATTTTCTCTATAATTGTATGATAATGTTTCTTGATTATTTCTATAACGCTCATAAGTTATCATTGGATTATCGGTTAATATCCATAAATTTTGTTCATTTGTTTTCCATAAATTACAATGTCGTGAATAATAAATAAATTCATCTACATCTTTATAACCTGAAATTGTAATTAATCTTCTAATCCAATTATTATTATATTTGATATCTGACGTATTTAGTAAATGACCCAATAATTGATATGCCCCCATATATGATTGATAATGCATTAGAAACGGTGTTCCTAATACTAAACCATGACCATTCCCTACACCTAATATTCTATCCAAATTCATATTAATTATACAAGTTATATCATTTCGTTCTCCACATTTTCTTTTAGCTATATTTTCTGTTATTTCTATTACACGCCCAGTTGTTTTTACAAGAGGAATATAATACCCTTCGATATTATAATTATTACCAATTTTTTCAACTATTTTTTTAGTAATTTCTCTAATTTTTAATATCTTTTCATCTTGACCATATTCAAATATTAGATTTAATAACTCTTTTGGTATATGTATTTTATTTGTTCCAAATTCTGATAATATATAAAAGTCATGAATATCAATTGTATCTAAACTTAGTTGAAAATGTTCTGATGTATAATTTATTCTACGGTTTAACATAAATAAGATATTTAATAAAAACAATATCTATTTT